ATGTTAAAGATGCCAGACGGCGAACTCGTCCCAATACCAAGGTTGCCACTCGCATCCAGCGTCATTGCCTGGGTGAAGGTGATGGCGTTACCTGCTGTGCCGGAGGGGGCGGTGAACCATTGGTGTTGACCACTGATTTGCAAATATTCTGAAGCAGCGGCTGTTGTTCTGTATATGTGGTTACTACCGTTAAAGAAGGAATTGCAAAACAAGGCAGACTGCACATTAGAGCCAGAACTAAATCCGGCTAAAGCGTACCCAATACCTTGGAAGATTGAGCCAAAGGTAGCCCAAGCACTCGGCGTCACCCCCAGGCCCAGGTTGCCGGAGGAGTCGAGGCGCATGCGTTCTTCGGGGTATCCATCTCCGTTATCAGAAGTTCCAAATATCAAAGAACCTTTGTAGTCACTGGTATTGGCAGACTCCCTAAAACTCCAAATAGAGGCGTATGTGTTGTATGAGCTTGAGGTAAGTTGTGCTCTGAAATTTATACCGCCGCCAACACCTACTGCAAATGGCGTAGTATCAGTAACAGATGCAGCCATCGTATTAAACGAGGCAATGCTGTTCAGGGTTGTGGCTCTGGCAGCAGCAGATTCCAGCCTTGTGAAAGGCGAACTCGTCCCAATACCCAGGTTGCCGGAGTAATCCACTACCAGTCGATAGGCAGAAGCAACGTCATCGAACAAAATCCAGCCAACCGGATCATTCAAACCTTGCGAAAATTTAGCGGTTCCACTTAGTGAGTAACGCATAAGGGCGTTGTTACTTGTGGCATTTAAACGAATCAAGCGGTCGTTTCCAGTAATGTCTAGCTTTACGGTAGGCGAACTCTCCCCAATACCCAGCCCTGTGCTGGTCAGGCGCATTTGTTCGGAGAATGAGCCGGTATAAGACGCCCAAACAAAATCACCGTAGCCGACAGAGCCTTGAGCAACACCGAAAACGCTATTTACATTTCCAGTGCCAGCAAACTGAATGAGACTTGCAACACCCGAACTTGGTGTTGCGTTATTGGTTAAAACGATGCCGTTTGCCCAAGTTGCCGAGTTTGTTCCTGAATAGGCCGTTGCAACAGATCGCGTGCTGCTTAAATTCGTCCCATCAAACGTCAGCGCAGACCCAGTGGTCAGGACTTTGCTGCCGTTGAGGTAGGCCACGCCGTTGGCAGTGCCTCCGTTGATCGTCACCGTTGAAGTGGTGGTCAGGGCGTTTGCTGTGAGCGTGGTGCCATCAAAAAGCAGATTGGCAGAGTCCACCAGCAAGCCGCCTGTTGAGGCGTATGGCACACGGCCAGAGGTCAGGGCAGACAGCGTGATGTTGCCGGACGATGTCAAGCCAGTCAGGCCAGTCAGCACGCCTGCATCGCTCAAAATGCCAACAGAGTTCTGAATCAGCTTACCTGTGGTCAGATCAAATCGCGCCAAAGCGTTATCGGTGGCCGATGCTGGGCCAACCACATCACCAGAAGCACCCGCCGACGAGGCCAGCAACGTCACCACACCGGAACTGTTCTTGAAATACAGTTTTCCATCCGCGTAGTTCAACGCAAGTTCAGCACCCGATGCGCTGCTGGTCAGGTTCGCAGCCGATGGCACGTTGGATGCAGTACCAGATGCGTAGATGAGGATTGGTGTGTAGCCGCTTTGTGCCATGATTTTTCCTTAAAAAGCACCACCAGCAACGCCGCCAGTGATCTGGCCCGTGCTGGGATTGCAGGTTATCGACGAGTTTACAAGTTGAGACAGGTTTCCGGTAGTAGCAGAAACAAACGTCAGGTAATTCGTCGCATTGGTTGAGTTTGCTGTGATAGTCGTGGCGCTGGCCACGCCCACAGTAATACTGGCAGGATTTGTCCATTGCGGCACAGAACCACTGGAGGTCAAAATCTGAGAACTTGCGCCAATACCAAGCTTTGAAAGCGTCGTAGTTGCACTGGCGTAAAGCAAATCTCCGCCAGAGTACGAAGAGATGTTTGTCCCGCCCTGAGCCACCGCCAATGTGCCGGAGGTCACCTGAGATGCTGCGATGGCAATCGCAGTCGATGCCGCAGCCGTCAGTTGACCCTGGGCATTGACCGTAAATGTTGCAACTGAGCTTGCACTTCCATACGAATCAGCAGTCACCGACGTGTTGGTGATGCTGAACTGCGATCCGGTCAACGTCAAGCCGGTGCCTGCGGTGTACGTTCCAGCACCAGAGAACTGCTGCCAGACAATCGGATCAGTGCCGATTGTCGTCACGGGCTCAATCTGCACCCAGCCAGTATCTCCGTACAAGGTGCCGTTTGAGATGAACGTGAAATCCCCACTTGCAATCTCAATCGCAGTGTCAAAGTCGGTCGCTCGAGTCAGAACCGTTCCACCGGTTGCCCATGTGTAGATGCCGTTGTTTGCTTGGGCCGCTTCGTTCTTGACCAGCACGCGGTCGCCGTTTTGCAGCGTGTACCCATCCAAAATTGTCAGAGCCACCGACAAAGTCAACGTTGCACCAACACCAGCAGTGCCGTTGTTGTAGGTCACCGTCCCGCCGGTCAGCGAGGCCAGGGTGTTCGGCGTTGCTGCGGCGCATGATGCGTGAACGTGAAGCCCCTCTGCCACCGCATCAACGTACTGCTTGGTAGCAAGGTCAAGGGCCGCCGCGGGATTTTGCGTGACCGTGACGGATGTCAGGCCAGCCAATGTCAAGCTGGTATTTCCCAAGCTGATGGGGGTCGTTCCAATGGTCAGAGAAGAGTTCGTCAGCGCCGCATTTGGAATGTCGGACAACGTGTTGGTTGCCCCACTTATTGACTTGTTTGTCAGCGTCTGCGTGCCAGTGAGCGTTGCGACCGTCGCATCAATGGCAATCGTCACCGCACTCGAGCCGTTGTAGCTAACGCCGCTCAAACCCGTTCCAATGGTCAAAGCATTTGGATTGGCCGCGGTGATCGTGCCGGATCCACCGAGAGACACCGTGACACCGTTGTAGGTCAGGCTGCTGTTGGTCAACCCAGCGTTAGGGATCGTTGCCACCGCGGTGACCGCGGCCGTGCCGTTGCCGACCAGATACCCGGTCAGCGTAGTCGCCCCAGTGCCGCCACTGGAGACATTGAGCGTCCCACCAAGGGTGATGGGGCCAGTCGTTGCAGAAGACGGCGTCAGACCCGTAGAGCCGGCACTGAATGTCGTCACACCTCCAGCTTGAGAAAACTGCCTCCACTGCCCCGCCGCATAACCGTCAAAAGTCTGCGTGGTGCTGTTAAAGCGGAACTGCCCTGGGGCTCCAACCGGCTCCTGCACAGCCGTGCCGACCGGGATGACCATACCAGCAGTGCCTGGGATGATCGGATCAGAAACCATCGAGATGGTCGGGTTGCCACCCTGGCCATTTCCGTTGGCCACATTGATTTGATTTGCGGTGCCGGCGATCAACACGCCGCCTGCGGTAGCCCCGTTCTGAAAAGCCAAAAGGCCAGTCCCACCGACCTGGGCGATGGCCGAAATCAAGCCGTCCAAGGCCACCGTAGGGTTGCCAGATACGCCAGATCCGTTGGTGATTGCCAAGCCGGCGCCAGAAACCGCGATAGAGCGGTTCGTGACCGTAGATGCACCCGTCTTCACAATCACGCCATTGGAGGCCGCCTCGAGGCTTCCAGAGGCCCCGTTGAGGGTCACCTGAAGGGTTGACTGCGCACCGCCGTCCACAAGGCCGATACCAGTGCCGCCGGCAAGCGCCCGGCTGTTGTTGAGCGTCGGCTCCTGATTGACCGTCAGGAAGGTCTGCGTCTGAACCGGAGAGCCGGCCAAAGCAGCCGTGGTCGTGCGCAGAGTCTGCCCGTTCTGGACGATTGGGACTGACTCAGTGCCAGTAATAGGACCGGCCGCTGGCAGTTGGGTAATGGTAATGTTTGGCATATCAGGGCTGGATCTCCAAACCATCAAGGTTGCCGTTGTTCATCTTTGCGGCATTCGCTCTGCGAGATGCCCATATCTTGGCGATATGTTCGGGGCTTTTTTTCTTGCCCTTCAGCGCTTGACTTACCTTCTCCCCGTGCTCAGGACGCTTTTTACCAAAGAACGGGTGCTTGTCTTTGCAGTTTTTGGAGTTTCTTGCAGCCAAATCTGGGCGGGTCATGCCATACATTGGATGATTTTCACCGGACATCTGCTTGGCAAAATCTGGCCTTTTGACGCCGAAAAATGGGTGCTTCTCCCCAGTCCTTCCAAAAGCACCATCTCCACCTCTTGTCAGGTTGTAGCCGTTTTCAAAACTATCGAAGCACTCAATCAAGAACTTCTCAATCTCGCAGGCATCGTCCCATGTAAAGGCATCAGCAACGTGCGTAAAAACAAAACTTTCAAGGCCGTGTTTTTTGATTGCGCTGTACAAAGCAACGCAGTTACCTCTGCACCTGCGATGAGCTGACCATCTTTTTTTCAAGTCCACGGCGATGCCAACGTAGTGCTTGCCGTTCACTTCGTTTTTGATGGTGTAGATCGCCACAGACTTGTTCATGGTGTTATTGAGATTCCGTCAAGGTTTCCATCATTTTCGACGATGTTGGTATTGCCCTCTGTGGAAAGCACCAACCCGCCGTAAGGCTCACCAGCACTCAAATTGTTGGGGTCAAGCGCAACCGAAACGTCCGGCCTTGGAAACCGAATCGTTATCCTTTCGGTTTTGCGAGCAGGCAGGCGGTAGGGGTCAAACTGGTCGGCGCATCCCTCATTGCACACTTGCAGGCCCGGAAAGTTTGGGTCGCTGCGCATCACCGCGTGGGGTCGCTTGCATTTACAACGGTCACATATTGCAATTGCAATATCTGATAATCCTATGGTGTCAAGAAATATTGGCATGATTCACCACTTTGGAAACAAAACCAATGGAGCAGCCAATTTCTTGCACGATTTCGCTATACTTCTTGCCACTTGCTCTCATTGCAAGTATTTTTTCAGCTTTTGCGGCCGACTTCAATCTTAAAGATGCCGCACTGGCTTGTTGTGCTATAACGCGGTTTTTTGATATTTTTAAAGCGTAATCAGGGTCAGAAGCAAAACGCTTTTTAAACTTTTTACCGGCTTCAAATTGATACCCTTCTATTCTGTTTTTTGTTGCATCAGAGCGAACTTTGTGCATATAAGCATCAAAAGAAGGATCTGCGATTCTTTTTTGTTTGATTAACTTTTCTCTTTCAAAAGAAGCATAACGACGAGAAATTTCAAATAAACGATTATTGCAGTATTCTCCGCCACTCATCAAAACAACAGCTTGCCACATAATGCCGCCGTGAATTTTTGCCAGCAATACATGCGCAACAAAATGCTCCCTTGCAGTTAATGCAACCAAATTTGAACTGTCATCCGTGCCACCCAAGGCTCTTGGCAGGATATGGTGACGCTCAACATAGCCATTGGGGCACACCCTCTCTTTTGCCTTGGCAATTAATCTTTGATAAGCAAGAAAATAGTTCACAGCTTACCTTGTATATACAGAAATATTAGGCGCAAAGTACACAGGACTTTTGTCGCGCTCCTCGGCCTCTGCCAGACCCAGGTACTTGTCGGCCTGCCCATCAAGGTACTGGATGCGGGCCGCATCGACCCCAGGCAACTCCAGGCTCATCCGGTGAGCCAACATGAAGACGACAGCCTCAAACCACCGCTGCGGCACCTCAAGCTCACCGTAGAGGTCGCCAACATCCATGATCTGGCGCGAGTACCAGACCGTCATCTGCACGAAGGGATCAGACGGCACCGGCCACAGGTAGATCTCCGACTGTGGGATCGTCCGATTGAACCAAAACTGAAACGGCTGGTTGGCCGTGAAGTTCTTGTTCGGAAGATTGGTGTAGTCGTCCCGGTTCAGACGGGCCATCGTGATTTCGGTCGAGTTGTTGCCGAAATAAAGCTCACGCAGCACCAAAGTGTTGCCCCCGGTCTCTCGTATGCGGTAATACTGCACCGTCTGACCAGCCTCAATGTCGTACCAAAGCCATTCGTTGTTGACCCAGGCGGTCACCCCAGGCGCAAGCAAAGTGCTCCAGGTGATCCCGTCAACCGAATACTCAAAAACCGCGTTGAAGGAGCCAGAAACACCCGGCAAAACGCCGATGGAGCCCACATAGACAGGGTTGTTGGTGCCGTAATCAACAGAAATGTTGCCGTTGGCCGATGTCTGGGTGCAGGACGTGTCGATGTTGTTGTCAAAAGCGTTCCCGACAATGCCGCCGGCACTTGAAGCATACCCCCCGGTGCTATTCGGGGTCGGCCGGTTCATCCTGCGATACAGTGCCTGAAGCACGTCATTGCCACCAATGGGCAGCTTGTAGACGTAGTTGTTGGCCTGGAGACCGTAGACCTTTTTGTCGATGGCCCAATACTGGATGCCGATGTTGATCAGGTTCGACAGCAGGAAGTACAGCGACTCCCTGGCGCTCAGAAGCTGCTCGGAGGTCAACTCCTCTGCCAATTTCCCGCAGCGACGCGCCCCGTGATCGATCAGGGTCTGGACTTGGATGACAGTTGTTCCGACGGTTCCCGAGTAGGCCATATCAGCACTTCCATCTGTTTAAGGCCGCCGCCTTGCGTGTTGGCTTGCCCTTTTCGTCTTTCATCGGCCCAGGCATGCCCGACATCCTGGCGCAAAATGAATCCTTGCGTGCGCCGCCTTGAGGCTGTGGTGCCTTCAGGTTGCTGCCCGTTGCCGCATTGTATTTCGCCCGGCCCTTGGCTGTCAGGCCAGCACCCTTCTCAACAGGCAACTTCTCGCCGCGACCGACAGCAAGAGACACCCCGCCGCTCTTCATTTTTTTCTCAGAAAACATCTTCTCAACCATGCCCAGCCGTTGAGGCTTAGTCGTCACATCGTTGACGATTTTCAATCGCTCAGATTTGCTTTTGGACGGCTCATAAAAACCAGCTTTTTTCAAAGACTGAACGACTCCGCCATCTTTCATTTTCTTGTCGGCCTTAACGAATTCTTTGCCGACCTTTTGTGGCACACCACCAAAGCCGCCTTTGGTGTGGGCGGCGGCTTGCATCAAACGATGTTGAGCTGGTGATTTGCTTGGCATATTAAGGGCCGTCTTTAATCAAAATAATGTTGAAGTACGAACTTACTGCGTTGTTTGCCGAAGCACCAATCGCAGTTGCGCCAACACAATTCTTTTCTGGAATTATGTAAGGTTGCTTCT